TGATGGTAGCAAGGGCGTTTCTGTCTTTAATACCACGATCCTGGAAGTATGCCAGGGTAGCATTCTCATGTTCATTACACCCTTTACAAATTAACCTTGTCTCTTTAGGTTTTTCGGGAGCAACCTCGCGGATTGCTGTCTTTGATGTAGGCCCCTCAGGAACAATAGCGAAAGGTGGTTGATTCACTGGTGGAGGGGGAAACACTGAAGGCAGTGTTGCCGTTGTGGTTGTAACCGTTGCCAGAAGAGGCAGGGCTACAGTAAAGAAATTTTGCACTAATTTTAATTGAACTCTACATCCGTATAGGAAAAGCGCACTTCCTCTTTCTCAAGAGGCAGATCCCACGGCTCTAAATCAAACTCAAAGTCTCATTATGAGAAATCCCACTCTTAAAGTGGGATTTTAACATTATAAGTGATTATTTAGGATTTGTCAAATATCCATATCTTCAATTCTTTCAATCACAAGACATTTGAGTTGCTTTGTTCCCTCAGGAGGATTGATCCACTCATCAAATTCTTCAGCAATTGCTACAGCATCAAATTGTTGTTCAATGTCTCCAGTATCTGCAAGTTCATGAATTCTATCAATTGACCATTCACGAATCTTAACTACCGTTTCAATCTGTGTTTGCATAATAATCTTTTCGGAAGTATCTACTGAGGATGTTGCTATTATAGAACGCTGGGATTCCGTTGTCAAGAGATTCTGTGAGAACATTGTTGGCAAATAACTGTCTTGTTTCTTCGAAGTTTGTTTTGCCAACTGTTTTATGTAATGATAAGATAGTTCGACTAAAATTTTCTCTGCCAAATTTGATAATGTCTTCTTTAAGTTCCGGACAAGACCCATAATATTCTTTCCAATTAGATTCTGATTTTACTTTGCGTTTTTTACCTTTGGGAGTTCGAAACTGCCAAAGGTATTTTCTTCCAATATATTTTCTACCACTAAGTTTGTTTTCGATTAAGTAAACAAATCCATAGTAGTCACCAATGTGTTCTGATAGAAATGGCTCACCTCTATAATACCATGGATTAGGATAATCGCAACTCATCAATATAATCTAAAACTTCGTTCAGATATTTATTGACCATCCATTTCTCGTGATCAGATATTTGTTCATCGTTAACCCGGAACTTTAGTTTGTGAATTTTTGCTTGTAATGAATATATGTCCGTAATATGAATCATAAAAAAGAGGAGGTTATTCCTCCTCTATATAGGAATTATTACTTATCCATTCTTTAGAATAGTCATAATCTCCAAACAAATATTCGTCACATTCCGCAGCTTCTTGGTATGCGTTCAGAATAATCTGTTCGCACCATTCGTCATAATTGGAATCCTGCAAAAGTATTTTTGGTAACATCTTGTTTAATTCCGCCAACTACATAAGACTCTACTTCCGTTTCTTGTGGAGCCACCTGAAGTCCTTTTGAAGAAATCCAGTGCTGCGTCCAAGGAAGTGGGTTATTATTTGCTGAAATATCGTATTGTGGTTTAAGTCCAATTGCTTTCATTCGACGATTTGCAATCCATTCAACATACTGCTGTAAGAGTTTATCGTTCAAACCAATCATTGAACCATCTTTAAAAAGATAATCTGCCCATTTCTTTTCTTCGTTTACAGCACGATCAAACATTGCATAAACCCACTCCTCTTCTTCCTTTGCAATTTGTCTCATCTCTGGGTCATCACCTTCCTTCCACTTATTCAGAATATTTTGAGTGATTGCTAAATGTTGGTTTTCGTCTCTTGCAATGAGAGAGATGATTTTAGCTGATCCCTCCATAAGCTTAAGTTCACCGAATGCGAAAGAACAAGCAAAACTAACGTAGAACCGAATACCTTCAAGAATGTTAACATTTGCGATTGCTCTGTAGAGTTTTCTTTTAACATCGTTGAGTGTTTCTTTAGCGTAGTGTACTCCTTCAAGTTGATGCATCCAAGCATTGGATGATCCATAATGTTGTGCTGAATTAATGAAGTCATTATATGACTCTGTAACGCTCTCAGCACGTTCCAGAATGCGTTCGTCGTTGATGATTGTATCAAATACCTCGGAGGGATCCGAATACACATTTTTAATAATGTAGGTATAGGAACGACTATGAATCATTTCCATAAATCCCCACACTTCCATACATGCTTCCAGTTCAGGAAGTGAGCAATATGGAAGAAATGCCATTCCAGGCCCACGTCCTTGAATACTATCAAGCATAATTTGATACTTCAGATTTGAAGTATAGATATGCTTCTGCTCTGGACGAAGTGTGTGATAATCACCACGATCTTTTTGCAAGGAAACCTCCTCAGGTCTCCAGAAATAACCAAGTTGTTGAGTTGTTAGTTTTTCGAATACAGGATACTTGTATGAGTCATATCTTTGAACCCCTAAAGGTTGTCCGAAGAACATTGGTTGCTTTTTAGTATTCACCTTCTCAGTATTAAAAACTGTCATTCCTTTAATCTTTTGCTCTTCAGGTGTCACAAAGTTGTACTCCATACTTTTCCTCTGGTTAATTGAACTCACGATCACATAAAATATTTAAGTGTTTGAATTGTTATGAAACTCAAATTTTACAAGATTCACAGTCTTCTTCTTCAGACCCCAAAATATCATTTAGGAGATTTTCAAGTTTGGGTTCTTCAACAACCTCATCAGTTTTAATATCATAGGTATTTTGATAGTAAGATGTCTTCCACCCATACTTATACGTGGTCAGAAAATCTTGAGCCATTATGCTAACAGGGACTTCATTATCTGGATAATTTTCTGGGTTATAGGACCAGTTTCCACTAATTGCCTGATCAAAGAATTTTTGCATAACAGCAACAATATTGATGTACCCACGATTGCTAGGCATATCCCACAGAAGAGTATAATTGTTCTTAAGAGTTTGATACTGGGGGACAATCTGCTTGAGTGGCCCCTTCTTTGACTTCTTAATGGACAAGTACCCTCTAGGAGGTTCGATTCCATTGGTTGCATTTGACACAACGGAACTGCTCTCCGAAGGCATCTGTGCGGACAGTGTTGAGTGCCTGAGACCGTATTGTAACACAGATGATCTAAGTGATTCCCAATCATGGTGAAGTTTGATAGAAGAAATTTCATCTACATCCTTCTTGTATGTATCAATGGGAAGAATTCCATCAGCATACTTAGTGCGACCAAAGTTTTCACACCATCCCTTTTCTTTTGCGAGTTGATTGGATGCTTTAATCAAATAATACTGAAAGGACTCTGAGAGTCCGTGCACAGCATCCCAGGCCTCCTGAGAATCGTATTTGAATCCAAGTTTAGCAAGATAGTGTGCAAGACCGATGAAACCGATTCCAAGCGATCTACGTGCCTTTGTAGCAATCTCTGCTGCCTTTACGGGATACTTTTGATAATCAATAAGTTCTTCCAATCCACGGACTGAAAGATCACAGAGTTCCTCAAGTTCCTCATCTGACTTCACCTTACCAACATTGATTGCCGAAAGAATGCAAAGGGCAATCTCACCATGCTCATCATCAATGTGTTGAATTGGATAAGTAGGTAATGTGATTTCTTGACATAGATTGCTCATCTCAACCTTATCCTTGAAGGATGAGTGAGAATTGCAATGGTCAATATTCATAATATAGATACGACCCGTCTCAGCACGTTCCTTGAGGAGGTTGAGAACAAGATCTTGTGCCTTAAGAGTTTTCTTCGGAATGGTCGGATCTTGTTCATATTGTACGTATAAATTATCAAATCTATCCGTCCCAAAAAAATCATAAAGTCCAGGTACATCATGTGGGGAGAAAAGCGTAATTTCTCCGTCTTGAATAAATCTCTCATAGAACAACTTACTAATCTGAATTGAATAGTCAAGTTTGCGAACACGATTGTCCTCTGTGCCCTTATTATTTTTAAGAACAAGAATATCTTCTATCTCTTGATGCCAGATTGGGAAGTGAACAGTTGCTGATCCACCTCTGATGCCATTTTGAGTGCAGCATCGGACAGTTGCCTCAAACTTTTTGAGAAATGGGACAACACCTGTGTGTTGCACTTCTCCACCTCTGATTTTGCTATTGATACCACGGATGCGGCCCGCGTTGATACCGATTCCCGCCCTTTGTGCAACATACCTGCCGATAGCCATATCAGAACTAAAGATGCTATCGAGGGTGTCATCAACATCAACAAGAACACAGCTAGCAAATTGTCGAAGTGGAGTTCTAACCCCCGCCATGATAGGTGTGGGAATGTTGATTTTGTGCTTTGAGATTGCGTCATAGTACCTCTTAACGTATGACATTCGTGTTTCTTTTGGATACTCTGCAAAAATTGTCAGAGCAATCATCATGTACATGAATTGCGGAGTCTCATATACTCCACCAGCACTTCGATCCTGAACAAGATATTTATCAACCACCTGGCGAAGTCCAGCGTAAGTAAAGAAGTAATCTCGATCATGATCAATAAAAGAATCTGCCTTAGCAATTTCTTCTTTGGAATACTTATTGTAAATATCATGATCATAAACCTCCGCAGAAACACAATCCATAATGTGTTGTTCTAAAGGCGGAAGTTCTTTCATCTTCCCATACAATTGCTTTCTTACAGAAAATAAAAGCAATCTAGCCGCAACAAACTGGTAATTAGGATGATCCAAATCAATCAAGTCAGAAGCAGAACGAATTAGGATTTCCTGAATTTCTGCTGTCGTAATGCCATCGTAAAACTGAATACCAGATGTCATCTCAACTTGACTCGCAGAGACCCCTGCAAGACCCCTACATGCCTCTTCAACCATTACGTGCATCTTATCAAGATCAAGCGATTCAATATTTCCATTTCTCTTGACAACTTTTGTTCCGTTACTCATATTTTTTTCCAGGTGGTAAATTTAAGTTTTGCTTCTAAACCAGAATAGGTATTTGATTCTATCACATCTTGAACGTTAAGTCCAGATAAAACCATATCATTAATATCCTTCTCCATTATTGCAGAAGGCCAGATAACTACTTTTTCTCCGTTTTCAATGACTCGTGAGATTCTTGATAAGATTTCTCTATTACGTGGTTCGTTATCGTATATCCAAACAGGGTTGCAAATACCCCACTTATTAAGATCACCATCAGCTCCACACAAAGCAATCGCGTTGGAAATGAAAGTTGAATCAAACGGTCCTTCAGTGACATAGATTGTTTTTTCTTTGTTGATTTCATCAAGCCCATAAATTTTTGGCGCATTTTCATCAAGCATGATGGTAATATATTTAATCTTGCTCGGGGACAGAGATCTTCCCTGATAACCGACCAATTCATTATTATAGATCAAAGGAATGATAATCCTAGGTTCATCATACTCAGTACTATCAAAAGTGTAAACTAGAGAATTAGTCCACTCTTTAAATTTATCCGCATAATAAAATTTATCTGGATTTAATTTTCTCTTAGTCAAATAAGCACTTGCCAATGAATTTTCAGATGCCTTTGGTAGATCAATCTTGCATTTGAATTTTGGTGCTTCAAATTTAAAGACAGGTTCTTCAGTGACAAAATTTTTGCCGGTGTGTCCTTCTTTGAATTTTTCAAACGTATATTGTTTGTAGATTTCAGAATCAACTTGTTTAAGAAAGTTATTGAAAGAAATATTTACCCCACAGTTATGGCATTTAAAATTAGTATTGCCTTTTACAGAATAAAAATATCCCCTTGCCTTGTTTTTATTCTTTTGAGAATCTTTACAAATTGGACAACGGAAATTGTAAAGATTACTCTTAACTCTCTTAAACTTCTGAAGGCGAACCGACAATAGATTGATGTATTTAACATCAACGTAATCCATAATAAGTCACAAATATTTTACCTAGTCTAACACATCACCTGATTTTGTCAAGGCAAAGAGCAGTTATAATTCCCGTCCACTTTACGACTGCGTTAGTGGCCTTCTGGATTGAGTAAGTTGTAATTTTTCTTTTCGTTTTCATTGGCCTTTGGCCAACTCTATCATTATTTATTTTATTTGCTCTGTTCTAACAGATGGTGGGTTGGGAGTTAAGAAGTCAACAACAATTGCTGATTGTGAGAAGGCAAATGAAATAATAATTACTGCTCCAGCAAGTATCCAACGAAACTTTACAAATTCTTCCAACTTCGATTCTATTTTTTCAATTCTATGTGTTACTGCTTCATGTTGTTCTCTATTTTCATCTCTTAGTTCACCTAACACTCTACCAATCATATCATCAGTTTTGTTACACTGTTCAATTTTTTCTTCATGAACAGCAAGCATTTTGCTGATGTTCTGACTGGTTTTTCCCATTAATTGAATTGCCTCGTCTATTTTTTTCATCATGAGTTCATATGATGAAAGACGCTCTTCTAATACAGCAATTTTAGTATCTGCCGAAGTGTTACTATTAAACATTGTCCCCTTATTTGATGACTTATTTCTAACTGCACAACGAAATTAAGTCAATTCAGGTGATTATACTTTTATTTAGGATTTTGGTTTCATCCACCTTTTACGAGAACCAATGCCTAATGATGCATATCTTTTTTTCACTTTACCCATAACAGGATCAAATCCTGCAGTGGGTCCTTTTGGGTCAGAAGATCCACCAAATCCACCACCACTTCCCGAAGCATTAGCAACCATCCCACCCTCTTCTTTGATGAAACGAACTGCTTGAATAATTCTATCAATCTTGTCCATCTTTGTTATAAATTTTTTGAAGTTCCGAAAGGCAGTTTAAATCAACAGGAATATCATGAAGATAGCACTTTGGATATTCTGGTAACTTATTCAAAAACATCACAAAAGTTTTCATTGAAGACCACAAATCAGAATCAATTTTAAAAAACAACATTGGAGTTGCAGCATCTCCAAATATATTATAAAGAATAATAAAATGATTAAGAAGAAGGTGAGACTTTAGCTCACCTGTATTTTTATACTTTTTCAATAACCTTTTAATATATTTAAAATGATGTAGATCTTTTTCAAAATCTTCTTTGGTTACTGCCTGAGGATTTTCATAATGTTTAATAGCAAAAAGGAGGAAGTTCTCCTCATTCAATTCATTGAAAATCATATATTATCAGGCAGGTGGATATGCAGGAGTATTACCTGTCGTAATGCCAGACATTGCAACAAGAGTTTCTTTCTTCACTCTCATATTTCCCGATGAATCAATATAAGTTGTAACACCAACCCAACCAGCATGAGTCAATTCATACTTGGTTGTTGCAGCAGCAGTAACTCCAGCGGCGGCGGCGCCATAAACAGAAGACTTTTGACCACCAGTGGATCTCGTAATGGTTACAGTTGAACCAGATGCAAGCGTAGAAGCAATCGTTGATCCAAACGAAACTGTTGTAGCACCAATTGAAGCAACTGCCTTACTAACACTATCAGAAGTAAAGGTATCTCCAAGAATAATTCCAGTTGTCGAAGCGACTGCAACAATTGAAGTTCCAATATTTGCAGTAGATGCAACCGATGTAGTAACTACCAAACTTGTTTCTGCAGAAGATTGAGTCTTCTGACTATAAACACTATCCCATGTGGTGTATTTTGGAAGTTGGCTAACGTCAAATTCGAGACCAGAAACTGCAGAACCACTCAATCCAGAAGTAGAAGCAATCGAGAGTTGAGTTGTACTTGCAATTCCAACGATGACAGCATCACCAACGTAAGTGCCATTTGTTCTGCTGCCAAATCGAATCACATCGCCAGTAGCTGCAGCGCCAACTTGCCCAAAGGTAGTTCCAGATCCAGTTACCACAAGGGTAGAATAATCAAGAGATACTGTTCCCCCAGAACCTACAGCATCATTATTTCCCCAGAGTGCCATGTTTTCTATTCCGTAAAGTTAATCTAAGAAATATTTATAAAAAAAGGAGACCTTGAATTTGATCTCCAATATCATATTTTTGTGTTAATTCAAGGAGTTAAATCTTTCGCACCTCTTTTCTTTAAATAGTTTTGTGCATGAACGAGAATAAATGAAAGAATTCCGTTTGACTTAAACTTTGGATTTGTGCCAAGTACTTCTGAAATGAGAAAAAGAACGGTCGCAACCAATCCTTCATTTGCAGCAAGCCAAGCGCCGATAACTGCGAGTGACATAATAACCTCCGTATGAAGAATGTATCCTGGCCTATTTAGATTTAATCGTGTCTAGAACTTTGCATTTGTTTAGATTTTGCTGCAGCTGCACGACGCTTTGCTAATTTTTGAGCAGGAGATTCTGGAGCACCATACTCACCAGCAACAGGTGGTTTCTTCCCAGGTTCTTTTTTAACACCTCTTGGTTTAACTCCGACTCTACCAGCACCCATCATTTTAGATACTGCTTTAAATGCTGCACTTGGTTCAGGTCCTCTTGGTGTCCCTTTGTCTTCTCTTCTCCTCTCATCAAGAACTTCAGTTTCCTCTTTTGTAACAGGAAGTTGTCCTTGCTTTTGAAGAGCAAACTTTTGTCTCTGAAGTTGAATTTCTTTTTGTTGCATCATCTTCATTGTCTGAAGTTGTTTTTGACGCAAAGGATCTTGAGTCAAATCTTTTTTCTGTTGTTGAACTGTTGGTTTTTCTGTGGACATTGCTTGAGTGTCAGTGGCTTCAGCAACCTTTTTTGCTTGCTTTGTAGCAGTCGCATACATAACTTCTTTACCACGTCCAGGATATCTTTTTTCAAAGTCACCTGCACTCTTCTTCATTGACTTTACAATTTCTTCTTTCTTCTTTGTCTCTGCAGGTGTTAAAGTTTTTTCATCAAGTTCAACTTCCTCTTTTTTCACACAGTTTGGATATCT